ACATATTGGTGTCATTTTAGTGCCTTTCATATAAATATATAAAACAGCCAAAATGGCTATTTATATTATTTATCGGAGAAAACATAAAATGGCAACTCTAGTATCCCCAGGTGTAAGTATTTCCGTGATCGATGAATCGATCAATGTCGGAGCCGGTCCGGGGACAGTCCCCCTAATCTTTATAGCTACACAGGAAAATAAATCAGATCCATCGGGAACAGCAATAGCACAAGGGACAACTAAAGCTAATGCTGGTAAGATTTGGTCAATTACATCGCAACGAGACTTGGTTCAGACATTCGGCGATCCTATTTTCTATGAAGTTAGCGGCACATCAATAAACGGTTATCCATTAAATGAATACGGCTTGTTAGCTGCTTATTCATATCTAGGCGTTGCTAACTTAGCACGAATTGTTAGGGCAGATATAGACACTGCTCAGTTAGAAGCTTCATCCATAGAGCCTACAAGTCCAGCAGCAACGGGGACATATTGGTTTGACGAAAGTCCGTTGCCAAATGGTTCGTCATATGGATTGTTTGTTCGTACCGGAGTATTCCCTAATGAAATTTGGGTATCAGTGGAGATAGATGTCCTGTTCAACGACATTGCACCTAACGGCGGCTCGCCGGGCGACTATGGGGTCTATTTTGACTCAGTTACAAGTAGCATTACCTATTGGGAAAATGTTGCTACAGTTTGGACACAATTGTCCGGAGCAGTTGGCGCACAAAGTCTTATTATTCAATCAGTGTGGCCTGATCTGACAAATGTTTTAACAACTCAGCAATATTGGGTTAAAACCAGCGCCGCCGCCCAGGGAGCAAATCTTGTATTGCGCAGAATGGATGCAACATTGGAACAGTTTCTACAAGTGGAAGCTCCTGTCTTAGCTGACGATACATCAGCAGATACGTATTACAGCACAAATGCACTCGGTTCGGCAGGCCAAGTTTATATCCGCCCAACACCAGTTGGTTTAGGTACAGAAAATTCTTTCGAATTTAGATATTTCCCAGGCACCACTGGTCCATGGGCCCCATTGGCAAACATCATTGGTTCTGAATCAGTTCCAACAGATGGTCCAGGTAATGGTCAACTATGGTTTAATGCAGAAGTGGGTGTTAATGGTGTCGGACAATCAACAGTTGATATTATGATTGCTGATGGTGCGGGTTCTTGGCAGAATTTGAACTTAGAAGGATTTACATTTGTTGACGTTCCTCCGGGTCCAGCAGATCCAACTGTCTTTGCACAATCTGCAGATCCACAGGATAACATTCTTACACCGACACTTATACAGGGTGACATTTGGGTAGACACAGATGTTGATCCATATCCGGTCATTAGACGCTGGAATGTTTCGACGGTGTCGTGGATTGCAGTTAGCAATTCAGATCAGACAACACCGAATGGTATTATCTTTACCGATGTACGTTCGAACCCATTGTTCACGCTCGGCGGCACTGGTGAATTCAACGGCGGCGCAGGCAATCCAGACTTAGATCCAGATGCACCTGATGCAGATTTGTATCCAAAGGGATTCTTATTGTGGAATACACGTTACTCGACAAACAATGTCAAGGAATGGGAATCACCATATGTGTTTAACAGTTCAACAGCAAGTCCGGATAATACAAACAACGGCTCAACAGGTCGTTGGGTTACAGCTTCGGGCAACAATGCTTCTGGAATCCCTTACATGGGCGCTGGAGCACAGAACATTATGATTGTTCGTGCAATTCAATCGGACATTATTTCTAACGAAGAAATTCGTGCAGAAGATATTTACTTTAACTTGATTGCGGCACCAGGTTATGTAGAGGCTATAGATGAGATGCTTGTTCTTAACGAAGACAGGAAGCAAACATCTTTTGTATTAGGTGATACACCATTTACATTGGCAGCAACTGGAACTGCTTTGCAGAATTGGGCAACTAATTCTTCATCGGCATTAGGTAATGGACCTGACGGACTTGTTTCGGCAAGTAAATATTTCTCGGCTTGGTATCCAAGTGGATTGAGCACAAACGTCGATGGAACCGATGTAGTTGTTCCGCCAACTCACATGGCACTAAGGACTATTGCTTATAACGATCAGGTTGCTTATCCTTGGTTTGCACCAGCTGGTTTACAACGCGGCATTGTTAACAATGCAGCATCTGTTGGATATGTAAATGATGCAGGTCAATTTGTACCAGTTAGACTAAATGAAGGCCAACGTGACATCCTTTATCAGAATGGTATCAATCCAATTCGCATTATGCCACAGGGCGGAATCGTTGTTTTTGGTCAGAAGACACGTCAGCCGTTTGCAAGTGCAACAGATCGTATCAACGTAGTTCGTTTAGAAAACTACTTGCGCTACCAGCTCAATTTACTTGCACAGCCGTTCTTGTTCGAACCAAATGATTCGACAACAAGGAAAGCAGTCAAGGATGCATTCGATCGTGCATTAGCAGAATTGATTACATTGCGTGGTTTATATGACTTCTTAGTTGTATGTGATTTAAGCAATAACACTCCTGCCAGAATTGACAGAAATGAACTATGGATTGACATTGCAATCCAACCAGTGAAAGCAATCGAATTTATCTATATTCCAATCAGAATAAAGAACACAGGTTCGGATCTTTCGTCTTAATCTAATTTAGATTAAAAATACCTGTTTCGGCAGGTATTTTTTTGGCGATAAATATTTGATGGATATTTTACCTTCTTCTTGTAGTTTGCAACATCTCATATATGCAATGCCCTCACAAGAAAATATAGGATGTTGTTCTGCAAGTTCGAGTCTTTTAGCAGCTGAAATATTTCTAAACTCGCAAAATAGAACAAAACCTCTGTCACGCCTATATGTCTATTACATGGCTAGGAAATTGGGTAATAGATTAAAACAGAAAGGTGTATCATTGTATAATACACTTAGGTCTATGGAGCTATATGGCGCCGCGCCCGACAATGTCTGGCCTCTGAGACACAATTATATAGATAAGGAACCACATGCTGCGGTCGAAGAATGTGCAAGGGAATACAGATTAAATAAATTCAGCCATATCGGTATAAACGAATTTAAGGATTACCTTCTGTCGGGCATACCTATCATAGTTGGAATAAAAACTGGAAGAAAATTCTGGAAGTTAAAGGGACCATATGAAAATCATCTGTACGGTTCAGTAAATGATACAGATAACAGGCATTCCTTAAACCACGCTATAACTATAGTGGGTTACGATGACAACCTGTCGGATGGATCGTGGATTATAGCAAATTCTGCAGGATTACCGTGGGGAAATAGGGGGTTTGGCGCTATATCCTATGCTTGCAATGTCGATATCGGCGAGTCATTTGTTATAACTGAATTTGCAGGAATCACCATAGATAAAAAATTTCCGATAATTGAGAATCTAAAGGACATGCTGTAGTAATTATAGGATATACTGCGGAAGCATGGATTATAGCTAATTCTGTTGGCCGAAATGGGGAGATCACGGTATAGGATTGTTGCCATACGAATGTGAAAATGATATCGGCGAAGCATATTCGATAACATCCATGTGACTACTCGAGCGATAATGTAAATACATCATTGCCACAGTCCCAGATACGATCATATCCGTTATTCTTCATATTATCCCATTCGGTGAGTGACATATTAACATTTTCTAGCAATAATGGTAATTTATGTTTTTGAAATTTTACACGAGGATAAAAATTAGAATAATTTTTAGTATATTTATACCCCGGTGGCGACTCACTAACTTTAGTAAATCCAATGGCTTTATACATATTGCCCTTGTTCATAGCTTTGTCTGAATAAGATATTACAGATTTTGGAGAATATGTTTTTAAGAAATGCTGAAGTGACTTACTTGCCCCGCCAATTATAGTAGTACCTGACAGTGATGCATATCTTAATAGTTCGTACTCTATATTCTTATTAAATCTACTTTTGCCAAAAGTCATTACAGTAACTAATTCATTTTCGAAATATAATCCAATTTTCGTCGATGATGCGCAAACCCCCTGAATATGATTATTGTACAGAAACCTATTAGAGTCGACTGTATTAACTTCTCTTATAGTACACTTTCTTGCATAGATTTTTTTATTTTTCCCCAGTAAAGAACTAATCTTTGATTTAATAATCTGTTGTTTGATTTTCCAGTCATGCTCCCAGATATGCAATAAGTGTATTCCACGTTCGTTGCATAAGGTTGTTTTGTTCAGATGATAGTTTTTGTCTTTACCATTTAATTCACTATGCCAATACGATCCATTGCATTCTATTGCTAAATTATATTCCGGTATATATATGTCTAGTTCTAATCCTATTATATCCCTACAGTTTTTTTCAAAATTGACAAATTCAGCAACATATAATCCTATGTCTAATTCCAGGTCAGATATGTTTTTTATGATCGGTATAGCAAACTTCTTTAATTTGTTTAAAATATAGGTGTAACCTACTTCGCATTCTGTAGCAATGCTCTCAATTGATCTCTTATTTACAGTATATTCGGTCTCGAGCCAATCTTTATTTTCTAATATAGAGTTTGTATTTTCTGGTATATGTGCTTGTTGAGGCCAATTAGATCCATACCGTTCAGTATTTGTAGCCTTGCACTTGTCTACAACTGACGAAAGCCTCATCGGATGTGTTACTCCGAGTTTCTGTATATACGATTTTTTTACCATATCTGTGTTTTTAAATACATTATCAACCCCGTGTCTTTCTAAATTAGTATTTTTAGATTTTTCTAAGAATTCTGTAGTTTTAGAAAAAGATGTAACTCCGTATTTTGTCAAGCAAGTTAATTGACTTTTATTCTTTGCCATTAGAGATTGACTCGCCCACTCTGTTCCGTATTTTTTTAATGTGGTTTTTCTAATCTGTTCCTGAATAGACGGGACTAATAAAGTGGATTCGACCCCATATTTTGCTAAGTTGCTTGATATTCTCTTTGCTGTAATTAATTCTAACTTATCACCATACATTACTTTCTTTGTTTCTATTGAAAGAGCAGCACCACATGATCTCGAGCATGTTTCCTTTTTATACCATTTTTGTGAAGTAAACGGTGTGTCGCATATTTTACAGTTTCGGATTTCGATAGTCATAGAATTTTTTG